CTTGAGCGGTTCAACGAAGAGCGGCAGGCCCTGACATGAATGACAAGGATCTTCGGGCCCTCGCGGCCAAGTTGTTGAAGCATTACATCGTCGAGGACGATGTGGTGGCCAAGATCGTTGAGACGAAGGCGCCTGAGCGCGGGGATCCTAAGGTTGTGCCCCTGATCACGGCTGATGAGCGGGCGCTTCTCAATATGCTTGGCGGGCCGATGGCTGGCGTCCTTGAGAGCCGGATTATATCTCTTGCCGCTCAGGGGTGCGGCTGCGGCTGCGGCTGTGGGTGCGGCGACGGGGACGACGGCGAAGGTGCGGCAGCCGCTGCCGGAGAAGCAGCCGCAGCTGGAGAGGCAGCAGCCGCAGCGGCGGGCGCTACGGGCGATTTAGGTGAAGCTGCGGCATCTGCGGCAGAAGCAGCCGCCGCTGCTACGGGCGTGGCTGGCGATCTTGGCGAGGCGGCGGCGTCGGCGGCGGAAGCATCGGCTGCGGCCACAGGCGCAACTGGAGATCTAGGATCGGCTGTTGGTCTTGGCAACAATGCTGATTCCGACCTTGCAAATGCGCCTGACGCATCTCAGGATCCAGATGCGCCATCCTCGAAAGCGCAGGAAGCTGCCGCAACCTTTAGTAGCCCTGAAGCAATGGCAGCGGCGCTCGGGATTAGCGCGGAGCAAGCTGCCGCTGCATTTAATGCTACAACTGAGACTCAAGAATCCCCTGAAATGTCTCTATCCATAATGTCCCCAGATGAGCTGAGCGCTCTCATGAGCGCGCCGCAGGCTGATCCCGGCATCAGCCCCAGCGCATATAGTTCTCTAGCTGACCAGAACGCTGCGCTGAGCGACACGCTTGATGCCGTGAATGCTGGTCTTGACGCCAATGCTGCGGCGCAAGGTTCGTCAGGGACGCTTGGCTCGCTTGGGTCGCTTGGTTCAGCTATTGGTGATCTATTCAGCGTTGGTCAGGCTGGAGCGGCTGAGTTAGGAATGCCAGCCCCCGGCAACCCAAGAGCTGTTGGCAGTGCTGCTGAACAATGGGCCGCTCAAGGCAGGCTTGGCGCTTTTCTGGCTATGAACCCTGATTATGCCAAAACTATTAATAATAGTTTTTGGGACAACCTGAACGGGTCGTACATGTCCCAACTTCAAGCCAAGAATGACGCAGTTCTGGCGGCTCAAGGCCAGCAAGCAATCTATGGTTCGCAGCCCGGCAATCCGTATGGGCAACTCGGTCTTGGTCCTCAAACGGTAGATCTTGCTCAGGTAGCAGCTACGACAACGCCAGTTTCTGGAGCGCTTGGAACATATTCGGGCGCTGCCGCCCCCGCATCAGCAGTCGCTGCCGCCCCAACATCAACCGCACCTTCCGGCCCTACATCAACTCTCGGTGCATTGGAAGACGAGCATGTTTCCGCTCTCAGCGACGCTGATCGCGCTGCATTGGCGCAAGCACAATTAGCCGCTGCTGCTCCTGCTAACATTAACGCCGATAGATCTGCTGTAAGCGCAGCGCAGCAAGCTGCTTTAGCGAATCAGCAATCAACGTTTGGTCAAACCACTGGCGACAAAATGGGATTTGCCGCGCCGGTCGCTGAAGCTCCTGCTGCGCAAGCACCATCAAGCCCCGTAGCCGCTGCACCTACTGTTTCTGCTCCTGCCGCGCCCACTGCCATGTCGGCCACATCGACGCAGGCTCAAGCGCCCAGCTATACCGGCATCCCGGCTGTCGACGCCAAGATCGCCGACGCCATTGCGAACCCCGGCAAGACGGCGGTGAACCTCGGGTTTAGCGCAGTGCCAGGCTTTGGCATCGCCAATTCACTCTCCGGCTTGCTTGGTGGTCCGACGGTGGGCGGTTTCGTCAGTGGCTTGACGGGTGCTGAGCCAGGATCCGCCCCCGACATGGGGTCAGGCAACGGTGGAGACGGTGGTAGCGGCGAGTTTATCCCGCCGCTCACAGCCACAGCCACGGGCGCTCCTGCTTCTGGGTCAAGCTATTCCCTGCCTACGGCTGCGAACCCGGTCGCTACGCAAGAGGCCATCTTGCGCCGATATCTCGGGCCCGGCACTGATCTGACCCGCTACGGCCTTGGTCCAGAGCGAGCCTATTATTCCGCGAAGGGCGGCTATTTCGACGCCGATCAGTATTTCGCCGATGGCGGGCTGGTCTCCCCGATGCAGCCTCCTTCACAGCCTACCGTTCCGCCTTACCCCACGATGGCCTTTACGGACGGCGGCGGTCCTGTCGGGAGCATCGCTCAGCCGCCGGGCCTGCTGGCCAGTGACGCTGTTGGGTCTGATGCCCCGCATGCCTCGCCTATGGCCCCGTCGTTTGCTGCGTCTGTACCGACCATGCAGCCGGGCCTTGCCACGCTGACCATGAAGAACGTCAATGCGAGTCCTGCTCCGTCCCCAATATCGCAAAACCCGAATGTAGGGTATGCTCTTGGGCAATCACCCTTATCAAACCTGTAAGGCTCTCCCATGGATGAAGACGAAAAGGGCGCAGAAGTCGAGATGCAGCCCGATGCCGAGAGCGACATCGAGGAGCATGAAGACGGATCCGCGACTGTAACGCTCGACGAGCCTGATCTTGCGCAGAACGCCGAGTTCTATGCGAACCTGGCTGAGGACATGCCGACGACCGACATGATGATGATCTCCAGCCAGCTTCTGGAGTTCATTGAGCGCGACAAGGAAGCCAGGTCGCTGCGTGACAAGCAATACGAGGAAGGCTTGCGCCGCACAGGCTTGGGCGACGACGCACCTGGCGGAGCTGACTTTCAGGGCGCGTCGAAGGTCGTGCACCCCATGCTGACCGAAGCCTGTGTGGACTTTTCTTCCCGTGTCATCAAGGAACTGTTTCCTGCTAATGGTCCTGTGAAGGAATTTATCCCCGGTGAAGTCACGCAGGCCAAGCTTGAGAAGGCTAAGCGCAAACAGAAATTCATGAACTGGCAGCTGACCCAGCAGATGGTCGAGTTCAGGCCAGAGCTTGAGCAACTGACGACGCAGGTTCCGCTCGGCGGCGCTCAGTATCTCAAAATGGTCTGGGACGAGCAGCGCAATCGCCCCCGCGCGATCTTCGTGCCCATCGACGACGTTTACCTTCCCTACAGCGCCACGAGCTTCTACACCGCCGAGCGCAAGACGCACGTCCAGTATGTGACACGCCTTGAGTTTGAAAAGCGCGTCGGCACCGGCATGTATCGCGACATCAACCTTGTGGCGCCGCAGGAGCCTGACCTCACTGGGCCTCAAAAGGCCAACAACAAGATCGAGGGTCGCGAGCAGACCAGCTACAACGAAGACGGCCTGCGCACGGTCTTTGAGATCGCCTGTTTCCTAGACTTTGAAGACAACTTCGGCCTAGCCCCTTACCTCGTCACGGTGGACCATACGACGAAGGAAGTGCTGTCGATCTACCGCAACTGGGATCCCGACGACGAGCAGCAGGAAGAACTCATCCACATGATTGAGTTTCCCTTCGTGCCTTGGCGCGGCGCCTACCCCATCGGCCTGCCCCACATGATCGGCAGCCTGTCAGCAGCGGCTACGGGCGCTCTGAGAGCCCTGCTCGACTCGGCTCACATCAACAACTTCCCTGGCATGTTGAAGCTGAAGGGTGGCTCTCGCGGTGGCCAGTCCGATCGCATTGAGCCGACGCAGGTGACGGAGATTGAGGGCGGCGTGGGCGTCGATGACGTCCGCAAGATCGCCATGGCGGTCCCATTCAACCCGCCGAATGCCGTGCTTTACCAGCTTCTGGGATTCGTGACGGAGTCCGCTCGTGGCGTCGTCCGCACGACTTATGAGAAGCTTCAGGACCAGAACCCGAACGTCCCGGTCGGCACCACGCTCGCCATGATCGAGCAGGGCATGACGGTATTCTCGGCCATCCATGCGCGCCTGCATAACGCCATGGCCATGACGCTGAAGGTCCTGCACCGGCTGAACTCCAAGCACATCGACGACGAGTACATTGAGCGCGTGACCGGCGAGGAGATGTGCAAGGCCAAGGACTTCCAAGGCCCGATGGATGTGATCCCGGTCTCTGATCCAAACATCTTCTCAGACGTACAACGCGCCGCTCAGTATCAGGCTCTCGTTCAGCGCGCAGCCGCTGTGCCAGGTCTCTATGACCAGCGCGCGGTTGAGGAGCGGTTCCTTGAGGGGATGAAGATCCCTGACTACAAGCCATTGCTGGCGAAAAAGCCCGAGCCGATTGAGCTCAATGCCGTCAATGAGAACCTCGCCATGACGCTGGGAAGGCCTGTGGCGGCATTCCCGATGCAGGACCATCTTGCGCACCTTCAGGTTCATCTGGACTATCTGAAGAGCCCGATCTTCGGCATGAGCCAGTTAATCGGGCCGGTGTACATCCCCGGCGTGCTCCAGCACATCAAGGAGCACATGGCCTATTGGTACTCGCTCTACATCTACGAGCAGACTAGCAATGCCGCTGGCGTGCCTCTGGACGCCTTCCTTGAGGGCAAGGATCAGGACGTGTCGGCTGAGCTCGATCGCCTCCTGGCGATGGCTTCGCAGCGCTTCATGCCTGACATCCAGCAGAGCCTTCAGGGCGTGCCGCCTGTCATCCAGCAGGCCCAGCAGTTCATGCAGCAATTTGCGCCCAAGCCCCCGCAGGATCCGACGCAGGTTCTCATGGCTGAGACGCAGCGCAAGGCGCAGTACGATCAAGCCCGCGCCCAGATTGATCAAGCCAAGCTTCAGGTCGAGCAAGCCCGTGTTTCCCGTGAAACACAACTCGACCAGATCAAGATGGAAGAGCACAAGGCTGAGATCGCCGCCAAGATCATGATGAATGATGCGGATAATCGCACCGCTAAAGAACTTGCCGTGTTTGAGGCCGAGCATGGGCAGAAGGTTGGTCTTTCCACTGGCCACGGAATTAATCCCGGAGCATGAAATGGATAACTCTCTCCTCCCCCAGCATAAGCGGCTCGCCATGGGCATGGCCGTGAACGATGAGCCTGCGGGCGCGAGCAAGAACATGGTCAATGACATGGTCAAGCCGCACAAATCCTACGGCATCCACAAGAATCTTTCTGGAAAAGATGACAAGCATCCTCAAAGTGGACTTTCTTCCTTTAATGCGAAGAAATAGTCCTTGACTTGGAGACTATATGCTTGAGATCATCATAAAGAGGCTACTCGAAGAACAAAGTCGGGTAGCCCATGAGACTATGGAGCAGCCTGGCGACGGCTCACCTTTTGAGTACGGGCGCCGG